ACCTTAATGGTATGTGAAAACGGAGATGTTAAAGTTTATGAAAAAACCAACAAACGTGACTATATTAAACTTCTTACCAAGTATATTAAAGAATTCGTCACACACAAACTCGGAGAGTATGGAGAAAGAAGTTAATGAACTACTAAAGGAGAAATTTCTCTGCCAGAATAAGTTTACAAGTGACATTGAGCAACTTGTACTTAGTTCTGACCTCAATTATATGGAAGCAATTATTAGTTATTGTGAAGAAAAAAATATTGAGTTTGAGTCAGTAGGTAAATTAATTTCCAAACCATTAAAAGATAAGTTGAAGGCAGAAGCAACTGAATTAAACTATCTTAAGAGAACTTCTAGATCTAAATTGCCATTGTAAAATTATTATGATATTCTGGATAGGATTCATCATTATGGTTCTAAACGAAGGATTCGTAATGATGAGACATATCTCACCTTGGTTCGCAAAACAAAGGGAGAATCTCATAGAGAAATTCGGTGATGGGTGGCAGACCTTTCACGGTATAGTTGATTACGTTTGGGTGATTGTTGTTGCCTTAGGGTTTGCATTTTCACCTCACAGAGGTAGTCATTTATACGTTTTTCTCGCCTTCTGGGGTACTGCTTTTACCCTGATATATCTACCTATGTGGGTAGCTAAAACAGATAAATAGTAATAACATTTGGACTACAAATGAGTGAATTTTTCAAGTCTGCTCCAGTAAGAGCTGCCATGGCAGAAATACAGGAGTTGCAAGAAGATATAATGACAGGTATCGCTGTCAGAGGTATGAGAGATCCTACCTCAGAAGAGGGGTACATGTACATTAATAAAATGAAACAACTTCTCGAAAAACAAAGAAACTTTATGTTTAGATTGTCATTAGAGAAGGAAGATCCAGATGCCCTTGAGATGAAAAATCAAATTCTAGAATCTGCCAAGTTTCTAGGATTAAAAGATGGTCAAAATATTCAAACCTTTTTTGACACTCTTAGCCACACTCTGGACAAACTCGAAAGAGATATTCCAGATTGACTATTATATCATTACACGTTATAATACTAACAATACTAAAATACGGAGAATACTAAATGTCATTTGCTGCACTAAAGAAACAATCTAAGGCAGGATCTCTCACAGAGAGATTAATGAAGAAAGTTGAGAAACTCAACGAAAAAGGTGGAAGTAATACTGATGAACGTCTATGGAAACCATCTGTAGATAAAGCTGGTAACGGATTCGCTATCATACGATTCCTCCCTGCACATGCCAACGCTGAGTTGCCATGGACTCAAGTATGGAGTCATGCATTTCAAGGGCCTGGCGGTTGGTATATTGAAAATAGTTTAACAACTATTGGAAAGAATGACCCTGTAGGAGAACTTAACAGAACTCTTTGGAACAGTGGTCGTGAATCTGATAAAGATATTGCTCGTAAACAGAAACGTAAGTTATCTTACTATGCCAATGTTTATATCGTAAAAGATTCCGCAAATCCTGAGAACGAAGGACAAGTCAAACTATACAAGTTTGGTAAGAAGATCTTTGATAAGATCACTGCTGCAATGCAACCTGAGTTTGAAGATGAAGAACCAATCAATCCATTTGATTTTTGGAAAGGTGCTAACTTCAAGTTGAAGATCAAACAAGTCGCTGGATTCTGGAACTATGATAGTTCAGAGTTTGGTAAGACAGAGGCACTTTTAGATGATGATGCTGAACTAGAAAAGATCTATGACAAAATCTATGATCTAAGTGAGTTCACTGCTCCTAATCAGTTCAAGAGTTATGAAGAACTCAAAGGACGTTTAGATGCAGTTCTTGCTAAAAAGACAGTTATCACACCTAAGATGGATGATGAAGATCTTGAAGATCTAAGTGAAGGTTTATCAACACAAACCGAAACAGTGGCTGCCGTAGAAGAAACTACGGAAGAAGAAGATGACGCACTAAGTTATTTTCAGAAACTCGCTGAAGAGTAAACAATAAGAAAGGGGTCGCAAGACCCCTTTTTTTATGCTCCACTAAGTCTTGGGTTATAAACTCCTTTCAATTTATTATTGATATATGTAGAAGATTTGCTATACTTCATGACTTGTTTCATGTCTGTTATCGCCACATCTAGGAATTGTGGTTGTAGTATTTTTATTCTCCTCTTTGCATCATTTTCATTCTCTTCAAATTCATAATTACTAACAGCAAAAACATTGTTATGTGTAACAGTTCTTCCAGTAAAATCTTTAACTGTGCCTGAATTATCTACACTTCTCAACTCAGGAAGATTTGTACCACTATATGTAAATTCTCCAGATGTTTCCAAATATCTGCTATCAAAGTTAGAATCTACAGTTAATCCATCTGGAACAACCATTCTTTGATTGCTATCAATCATTAACTCAGTTACATAGTGGTGAACCTTTGTTAGATTTTCTTCACTACCATATTTCGCCAAAATATAATTTTGAAAATCATTGGAATTTAAAGGCCATTGATCTCTGACCTTAGTAATATTATTTGTTATCAATATAACCCAATCAAATCTAGGATCACCGTAGACTCTCTCTGAGACTTGATCTGGCCTATCATCACCAGTGATTACATAGTCTTCAAATGCTGTGACTACGTTTTTCAAATCATCACGAAGTTTGGGTCTTCGGAATATATTCTTTACAGCTATCAGTTCATCATTTGATGATCTATCTGTAGTCCTAGAGACGTAGTTTAATTCTGGAAAGTAAGAAAAGTATCCTTGCATGTTAGTAACCTATATCTGTTCCGTATGGACTTGATTGATCGACTTTACTGATTGGGTATAGATCGCCAGTTGAATTTGGATCATTAGGATCATATTGTCTATCCTCTGCCACATCTTCACTGTAGTCTGTATCGTAGATTGGTTCTAATTCTGCAAACCTCAGAGTCATATCTATTGCGACAGGCATACCCTCTTCATATGCCAACCATTGACCCTCTGCTGTGTAGTTAAGATCAATATTAGTTAATGCACATGGTTTGAATTTGTTTACACCAAGAATACTTCTATTGCCATTTGTAACAAATCTAAGTCTGAATATATTTGGAGTTCCTAAGAAGAAAGATGGGCCACCCGCTTTACCTACGTTGGTTCTACCACCTCTATCTACTTTTCTAGTCTTCTTAGGTGCAGACCATTGTTTAAATGCACGAATAATCATTCTCACATTTGCTGCCTCTAGTCTGTTTCTAGGACTCATTCTCCACTGATATTCAAATGATCTCAATACAACACCAGCAAACAGTAGTTCTGTATTAGAGTTGGCAACAACACCAACACTTCTTTGCATTATTTGTTCAGCACTTAGTCCAGTATCTGCTGCTAACTGTGCTATTTTCTCTGCAGCGACCATGCCTCTCGTACTCTCTTGAGTTAGTAGATCTGCTTGCTGTGCATATTTGTTTATGGTAGGAGATGTTCCAAATAAATTTCCTGTTAATATATTACTAATTATATTTTTACCAGCTATCTGGGCACCACTCATTTGTTGGTTGGTCATGGATTCTTCATTCCAACTTCTTCCGTTACCATCTTGAATATTATTTGGCATTGGTAATTTAATACCAGCACCTAACTTAGTTTTATATGCAGTATATCTTTCAGCACCAAATGCTAAACCACTTTCTCTGTTTTTGCCAAACTGCAAAAGACCTTCTCCGTACTTACCGTCAAAAGTTTTGGCATACGGAGCACGATACGAATAACACTGTATGAACATGTGATCCATATTAGCTGACATATCCATAGGATATTTTACAATTTTTTTGAAAAGAGTATCCTCTTCCTCAGCACCAGCGAACGCCTTTAGAGTTGCGTTCATCGCTCTTAGACCTTGGCCACTTGCACCATCAACTCCTCCCCCAGAACCAGCATTAGTTCCACTAGTAGGATAGTTTTCTTTTCCAAACCAGAACTCCTTAGTAAATAAAGGTTTGGTAAACTTATTCATATTTTTTAGGCCTGAAATACTTATCTCTTCTGCCTTTTTTAACCATGCTGGTTTAACAAAACTAGGATTTGTTCTGTTAATATGTTCTCTTGTGTTCTTTTTTACATCCTCATTAACTCTTGCTAAATCTTCATCATCAAATTTTGTCTCTGATTTTACTCCAGAATCATTTTTTGTTATTTGAGTCTCATCAAATACACCATCTGTGTATATTGGTGTATTATTAGGCAATAAGTTACCATCACCATCAACAGGGCGGATAGTTGTTCCTTGCTCTTCATCAAAGAAAACTTTATGATCTCTTACATTACCATCTTTATCTTCAGTAATAATAGGATTATCGGTTTTTATCTCTGACCCATACTCTATTGATGTTATTGGTTTTCCTTCACCATAAGTATTCAATTTTTCATTATCAGTCATTCTGGTAAACTTATTATATTCTTCTGCACCAACTGGTTTACCGTTGATATATGCCTGGTTAGTTTTTTCATCGTAATGGCCAGAGACACTTGAATTAGTAGTTTCAGTAATAGTTACACTATTTGTACCTTCTGGCATGTTGTTGATTGTATTATCCGCTTCTTGCATTTCATAATCTAGTGTCTTATTGA